GCGTTGATCGACAACCTTGCCTTCGGGGTAGTCCTTGCCTTCTGGGACAACCTCAAGGTTTGGCGATTCGCCAAGGCTGATTCGGTTGATGTTCTTGAAGTCGTCAACCGACTGGGCCTGCCTTACCCATTGATCCCAAGTGTATGGGGCCTCTACATAAGACGCCGTGAGGGTCTTGCTGGCCGCATCCAAAAGCAGACTGGAAAATGATCCGCTTGTGTGGTAAGCGTCGTTGGATCGACGGATATTCAGTCGGCCAGCAATCCCTGGGTGGCCCATTGCAATGCGAACGATATCGCCTTTGTTGTGGTGCTCTGGATTGACGCCCATTCGTCGGACGCAAGCCTCAGCAAGCCTGTAAAGACCAAGGTTGCGGAAGTGCTCCGCGCCTTGAACGTCGGGAGCCTTTTGAGTCTTGATCTGGCCCTGGAAGCATCGCTGCACCAAGCCCGCCGAAGCTTGAGCCATGAATTTATCATGCTCGCTTTCGGTAACGCTGAAACTGGAGCCCTCGACGGCCCCGCCTAGTGGTTGACTGGCCATCTTTCGGATGATCCTTTCTTGAGCGATTTCAACGGTTACGGATGGATCGTCAACCAATGCGTCTGCGAAACTTCGCTCAAGCTTCGCAAGCGTACAATGAGCAACGATTGTTTTGCGTCGGTCGTCATGGGCCTTTAGTTGGCGTGCCACTTCGGATTGGACTTGATTTTGGGTGTCTTCGACGGGTGGAGTTTCGGCCCTAATAGCCTCTTCGGGCTTGTCGGCCATCGATTCGACTTGCTCCATCGGAGCCGCCCCAGAACCGGCTTGCCCCGCTGCTTTCCCTGCGAGGAAAACAATAATTTGCATTGGATCGGTCATGCCCTCTGGCAACCCGAGCCCCTTGAGAGTTGCCAAAAGCGACTCGTCCATACGTGTAACCCTTTCATGGTCGTAAGACCTGCGAACAGTAGAATTCGGATCTGCGCCCGTTGCGCAAATCGAAGCGTTATGAGGTTCCCACGCGGTAACGATTTCCGCTGGCCCCTCAATCACCTTGCCTTGTCGGGTGGTGTACGTTTGACCCTCTCGAACAAATTGACGCTCTAGGATCTGTGCATCAATCGAAAAGTCATTCAGGTGGCCTTCGGTGTATCTGGTTGCGACAATCTGCGAGTCTGGATCGCTTGCGAAATCGGGCAAGCCGAGTAGCTCATCGCCCTCTATAACGATATTGCGAATCGAGCCGAATACGTTACGAACGGTTTTGTCGTTGTGCGAATCGACGATAGGCAACTGCTTTTTGTCGTTGCGGAATCGAACGCCATCCATTAGCAATACTTGCTTGATCCATCCGCGATCTTGATCGTAAATGTCAATCGGTGTTTCGGTCGCAATCACCGCTCGGCCATCTTTCACGGTCCCGAATTGACGAACGATCGAACCGCCCTCGATAGACTTGGCTTGGTGTCTTGTATCGAGTTCTTTTCGTCGCTTGATTAGGTCCTGCTTGTTCATGCCGTCACCTCAGCCGGGAGCGTGTCAACCGATCCGTCTTTTGCATCGTCGATTAGGGCCTGTACGCTCGCTTCGCTCATTCCAACCGACGATAGGAACACCCTGGCCGCCGCTTCGCTAATGACGCCGCTAGATAGCTCGTCGAGGGTCTTGGCAATGGCTTTGCGGTTGCGGTTGAATTGGAGCGTAGACAGCCCCATCATTTCTCCGCTGCCGGTCGCTGGTTGCGTTTCTGCCGCCCCTTGCGTCTGAGCCGCAGAAATAGCTAGCTGCGTTTGTTCAGGGGTCTGTAGGCCAAGCTTGGCAAGCAATCGATTTTCCTTGGCCCGCTGGTAGAAGACCGTGCGGAAGTTGAGGCCCTGAGCACCCAAAACTTCGGAGTAGGTCGCGGTAAATGAGTTGATGCCCGATTCGCTGGTTTGCTGTTCAACGCCCGGATCGACCCATTCCCATTTAGGAGTCTGCCACTCGACAGGCGTGAACCGCCTACGGTCGCTTAGGAGGTCAATAGGCGAAGGGAATCCGTCGAGGCTGGTTCGAGTCGCTGCGTCACAAAAGCGATCCCAAACAGGCTGTAGCAAGTGCCGAATGAGATATTTTTGAATGATGCGAAACCGCCGACGGTCTTCCAGCTGGCTGGTTCGGCTCGAGCTATAGGATGTCTGCGAATAGTCGCGTGCCACAACCTCGTAGGATAGCCCTGTGCCGACTGCAATCCCCCGGAGGATAACCTTGGTCCATTCGCCCGCCGATGTGTTTGGCCGCGTGGGGTTGATGATGTCCACCGACTCGCCTGGGTTAAGATCGAAAATCAATCCCGGCTCGATGTACCGCTCTCGATTGCCTGCCTTGTCGATCCCGCTGCCGGTATCTGGATCGGACAGGCTACCCAGTGGCGTTTCGGTCTTGATGGCTGCGGTAAAGCACGATGCGATTGCCGAGGCTTGGAGCTCATTGTCAAGATACGTCCCGAGGTCACGAATCGATGCCAGCGCCGGAGCAAACCAAGTAACGCCGCGCGTCTGGCCGACTCGATCCTGGCGGAATAGGTGGATAATCTCCCTAGCTGGGATTTCTTTTGGCGTTCGACTGACTGCGTAAGGCTGTAGCGGATGATCGTCGTAAATCATGTACGATAGGGGCTTGCCCGATTCATCGACCTTAATGCCGCGAATTACCCGCGTCCCATCGCCGCGATCGATGCCCATCGTGTACGTATCGCGATCGGTCGCCAGTCTGTCAGCCTCAATGATTTCAAGTGCCATTGGAATCGGTCGAGCAATTCCACGGTATTCGGTCGAGGGTAGATTCACGACCCGGATAAGCACCTCGCCCGCTTCGACCATTTCACGCAATGCGATAATCTGAATTTCTTCAAGGGTAAGCCGCCCGTTGATATCGGCGACTTCGGACCATTCGGACCAAGCCTTATCTCGCAGGTCGTTGATGTCCTCGATGTCATCGCCTTCGGGGGTCTCGAACGTGCTTTGGGCCTGGATGCCAGCGCCGACCACGGAAGATACAATGGTATCGACTACGCCCCAAGCGTAGGAGTTATCCCGGACCAATCGCCTTGCTTCTGCCCGGAGCCGGTCGGCCCCGAATGGCCCCATTAGCTCTTGGTCCGCTGGTAGGTTCTTTGGGTGCCTATTGCTGCTTACCCGCGATGGTTCGGCCCCTTGGTAGGCTCGTGCAAGGGCCTTCCTGGCCGCCTGCCGTCGCAATCCTGCGATAGGGCTAACTGCCGAGACTACCGAATCGATAAATTGAGTAATCATCGACGGCCTCCCACGATTCTGCCAAGGGAGATGCCGCCCGATCCGCTTTCACGCTGGACTTGATGGAGCAAGGCTTTTCGCTCGGCCATCAATGCCGATAGATCGAGCTTTGTAACAGTTCTGGAGCCAATAGAATACTGCGAAGCTCCCCCGGTTAGGAGGGCCTCGATAGCTGCGTCGATTAGTGCTAGAAGGCTTGCCGCTGATGCCATGCGTCAATGTTTGCATGGCCTGCGGTTGCTTGGTAGATGCCTGTACTAATCCATTAGTACACTGGTGCAAATTATTTACGCTCTTGGGGCCAAGTATGCCCGCAGTACGAGCATTTGCAATATCGGACATTGGCTTTGGTGCAATAGACCCTTGAGTAGCTTGTCCCGATCGGTCGGCGTGATTCGCAAAGGGTGCAAGGCCTTGCCTCATCTTCGCGGGGAATAGGGGCCTCGATCGTTGCCACCGCCTCAATCGCCTCGGTAATCTCGATCGGCTCGATAGCCTCTTGCGTTGCTGGTCTGTCGATCCGCTTTGGTTTCTTGCTCATATCACCCTCTCCGTTTGGGAATCCATCCGCCTTGACGCTGCCTAAAACGCTGCTGCCCGTGCCTGTAGGCTTGCTGGACAGGCTTGGCTTGTTTCGGCTCATCGCCGATATGCTTTGGGGCAACCTCGATTTCGCTAGGGGCGATTAGCTTTACCCCGCAAGCTTCCGAGCCTGCTGCCGCCATGTAGGTTGCATCGAGCCAGTGGTTGTTCGAGTCTCGGACATTCCAATAGGTTTTGGCCCCCTTGCCCTCAGTGAACTTGGTGACTAACTCTTCGGCTGCAATATGTTGCGCGTACTGCGAATGTCGCTTCTCATCTTCAAGGCTGAACACCGAAAGCGATCCGCGCCGAAGCATGTTTGCATCGTCGAAAGTCGGAGTCATGAAGCGCTCGTGAACAAACTGCTTCCAGTAGCTGGTATCAAGTTCGTAGAGCCAGACATTCGATGATGGTAGCTTTTGCGCGTGAAGGTTGGCCCCTGCGATCGTCACCGAACTAGACTTGGCTTTTCGATGGTACGGGTCTTGCCCCTTTGACGGATGGAAGATTCCTCCGACTTCGCGACAGAATGAGTACGCCGCATTGGTAAAGGCCCCTGAGTCGACTAGGCAAAAGTCGATCGGTCTTCGCGTTCCGGTTGTGTCGAAAAATTCTTTCTGTAGGAGCTCGTCCCGAAGGCTTAGTAAGGCTTGGTAAATCATCGGCTCGCTAGCTTCGTGATCCATGCTTTTATCCGTGCCGTAGACCTGCTGAAATCCATAATCCGCTACGATGCCCCCTGCACCGTGCCACCATGCCGTAACAACCCAATGGAGCGTGTACTTGCCCAAATCGATCGCCGCTGTCAGTGCCACGGTATTGGCCGGTAGTTGACGCCGGACCAAGCCGCTTATCCGAGACTCGACAAGAGCGGGGGTAATGCCCAAGCCCATTGGCCCGGCTTCCTCTGGTGGGTCGTTGTCGTCTTCGGTCGATACCGCCTTTTGTCCACGGTCGGCCACCCGGTTAAAGTAGCTGTGAACCGCCGACAATTCCATCGGTTCGCCGTCAAGGTGAGTCTTGCGAGAATAGCTAGCCTGATTGCTTACTACTGCCCCGCGTTCAATCTCGGCTTGATTGTCGCGCCAGAACCGGAAGGCTTCCCTAGCGTCCGGGTCGTCCGCTTTGCGTCCCTTGCGAAGGTCGATGTATTGCTCGATCAAATCCATTCGATCCGGCTTGGTAACGAGCTTGCGGTATCGCTTGCCCCGCCAACTAGGTTTCTGCTTGGGATCGGTGTACTTGAAGGCAATGCACTTGCGGTTTTGAATCGTGCAAAGCATCACCCGGGGGATTCTCTCGGAGGACTGCCCAAGCCCGCCGATGTCCTGCTCGATGATTTCCTCATTCTTGACTATCATCGTTTCGCTAGCCGCTGCTTCCCGGTCTTCGATGTCGTCAAGGATTGCAAGCGTTGGCCGAGCCGATCGGAACTTAGTGCCGCGAATGGCTCCATCGATACCAAGAGAGTAAAACACTTGCCCCTTGCTACACGGCTCAATTTCTTTGGGCCAATTAGGGATCTGGCTACGGCTGATCGTAGGGAAGACAAAAAATTCCGGCCCGATGACGATGTTGGTCGATTGCCCGTTGCATGTTTGCATTCTCCCGCGACTTGACCAACCGCCGACGGATTGAAACGGGATTCCGATTTCTGGATAGTCTTGGATGAAAAGGTCGTTTTGCTGCAATTGCTCAACTAGGTCACGCACTTCCTTTTTTGCCTTGTCTCCATTCTTGCCGATAACGACAGGAAACGTCGATAGGCCCCGGACCATCAAGTACAACGCAACGCGAATAGCGAGGGTCGTCTTACCTTCGCCCCGAGGGCCTGCGATGCCTTGATCGCCGCCGTACTTAGCCGCGTCGATAATCGATTCGATCATGGCTAGACGGTCGCTAGTCCATGCCTCAAAGAACTGGGAGGCGAAATAGGTGGATAGCCAAAGGGAGCAATCAGACTCGGCTTCGATACGCCTATAGGGGTCAAGAGGGGGCAATATTAAAATGTCCCGTTGGCTAGCCCGTTTCTTGGCCATCAAGTCGCGTTGATATGCTCGACGGTCGCCCTTAATCGGGTCTGCTTGCAATGCCGTTTTCGGATGCAAGCTTAGCAAGCTCTGCAATTGGGACAGACTGAGCGAGCTCAAGAAGTCGGAGCCGTTGCTCATTTTCTTTCGCCTCTTTTTTTGCGTCGAGTTCTTCGCGTTTGCAGTCTATAGCATCTGCTGCGAGAAGCACCTTCGCCGCATCGACCGCCAAATCTGGATCGGCCAAGCATTGCATTAAGGCCGCTTTGATCGCTTTCTTGTCTACGTCCCATTTTTCCTTTAAGGCTCGATTGACCAAGCGTAAATCCCTTGCTGTCTTGATCTCCAAGCAAGCCGCCCCCTACCCCGCGAAACCGCTTGCTAACGTGCTAACTTTCATTTGAAATCCTGGGCTAATGATCTGCGTACTAAAACGCCGCGACTCTGGAAGTACCTTCGACCTAGGGGGGTGGCCTTTCATCATGTTTGCTTCCCTTGCCACTCAGCGTTTTTCCCGCTCTTAACCCGCGTAATCTCGACGCCTGTAGCACTGACAATTTCGACTGACCATTCGTACCAACCCGGCCTGAGCGTGCCTGTAACGGTCTTAGCAACGTCGAAATCGAGGTAAACATTGCCGCCTGTTGCATCGGTCACTGTCCCTGTAGCGATGAATTCATTCACTCCCTCGTCATCCTCGTAACGCATTCCGAATCGAGCCGTCGATGTCGCAATAACGTACCCGCTAGGTAATGCCACGGTCCATCGGAATCGCCGCCCATTCGCCGCTAGGTAATCATCCCCAATAATCAATGGGCTTGCCAGTTGACCTGTTGCGGTAACTGGCGTCGATACGTTGACTGTCCCGCCTGCTTGGATTAAATCCGCTTGGCTCTTGACGCTGTTGAGAATGTTCCCCGCTTGCGTCCCGCTGTACCCTGTAGCAAGATCGGTCGACCAAGGATTGCCCGCTGCCCCTGAGTCAATCAAGGCCTTGCCCGTTGTCCCTGCCGTTGCGTGTCCGCTGGTCGCCTCATCCCAAACGCCGTCGGCGATCTCGGCAACCGCATCCGCTGCCAACCCTGCGGCCGTAAGCCAATTGGCCGCAAAAGCCGCCGAGGTGTAAGCCCCTGCCTGGACCGAGTGAACAACCGCCGCCGTGTGTCCGGTTGTGCTATTGATAACCATAGATCCAAAGTTGGTAGGGAAACTCACGCCGCTGATTGATCCAACCGCACCAGTTACGCTGCCCACCGATCCGCTTAGATTTCCAGTGATATTAGCGGTTTGATTACCTAGCCCAGTTGTCGGCGCGAGACTGAACCCGCTTTTGTCCGAGACTGCTGCCGTGTACCCGGTCTTAGTTGTGACATCGGTCACTAACGGAATCACCGCTCCAGTATGGGTCACGCCTGCAAGAACGATGCCTGTAGCGGATGTTATATTCGTCGGACTTGCCACCGTCCCCGGAAACGTCGCTGCTAGGAATCCGCTTGGCTGTGTGTAGGATGCCATCCGAGATGTTATCGTGTCATTGAGCCTCGACAACCCAAACGCATCCGCATCCTGATAATCAACCGCGTCAAGCTCAATCTCAATCAGGACAGCGAGCATGTTGGTCACGCCGCGAATTCGACACAAAACCATTCGAGCACCCGACGCAAAGGCTGCATCTGGGAAATCAACTTCATACGCGCCCGCTAGAGACCCATCGGCAACGATGCCTCCTGAAACGTAAGTCCCAAGCGTTTTAGAAACTGCTGTTACGGTCGTCCAAGTGGATTGCCCC